TTCGTTCTTGATTATTCATCGTCATATCCTGGAAAGATAGATCGGTCTGCAATTGCAAAGAAATCCTTATCACTGATAGCCTTATCATCGATCCATATATCGTATGACGGCTTTCCGACTCGAACTTCGTGGAACTTGCAGTCCCAGTCATTTAGTTGTTGTGTAGTGAGTTCGGTCCAGTCGATGCCCGATCCTGAACCACGAGCAGTCCAATACTTAATAGTATGGCCTTGATCGTATAGTTTATTTATCTCTTCAATACGCTGCCTAAATGGAATGGAAAGCTCATAACGATGCTTTCCATCCATAAAAGGAGTCAGACAAATAGTCTGATCAATGTCGACCATGTAGATCATTCAGGTGTGCAGTCTATTGTAAAACCAAGGATCGAGTCATAACGAAATGAACGCCATCCTTTATTTTCGAGATCCCATACAGCCAGCGAGGTTTCACTTGGAGCCTTCTTTTGCACAGCTTCTTCAAGATCAGTCTGAGCCGGAAGAAGATCAGGCTGCAGAGTGCAACGCAAATTACGTTCTGTGCCATCCTTTTTTACGAAAGTAACATTCGCGATTCCAGTTTGGAGAATGCCTTTTAAATATTCATTCCGCCAAGAAGTTTCGTTCTGGTCTATCGTACCATTCAATGAGTTTGTCATAACCACCTACCTTTTCTGTGTCAATAATAATGAAAGGAACCGTTCTAACGTCCGGAAAGCTTTCGAGAAACTCTTCGCGCGTCAGATCTTTTCCTATCTTCTTCTCTATATACTGTTGTCCTTTATTTGTAAACAAGTTTTTTGCTTGTACACAATAAGGACAATTATCTTTCGTATAGATCAGTACATTCTTAACCATCGTTTGTTACTTTGCTGTAAATACCTGTTGATCGATTTTTTGGATTACCCCAAACGGCATTTGCTTTGACTCTCATCAAGCGACACTTTGTGCTTGGACCAGGAACAGTAATCCACGGATTCTGCCCTTTACGCCAAGCTTCGAGTTTATTAAAAGCAACTTCGCCTTCACTTCGTGCTTGACGAACTTCTTTCACACCTGCAACAATATTACGACGTTGACCTTTCGAAGTGACTGTCTTACGTGTTCTCTTTTTACCCATTATAACACCTCATTTTTATTGTTCATATACCATTATATAACACGTTTCTCAATTAATGTACACAGTTCATGTTCTCTATCAATATACTTATATTCGACCTGAGTAGGCTCCCATTCTTTCATGGCTTCAAAGACATCTTGAGTATTCAAAGCACTACATGTATATACATCGAGTTGAGCGAGAGCGGGTTCGCACTCATCCCAAACATGCAGTGCGATATGACTCGTTTCAATAATAGTGACGGCAGTCAAACCACGATTACCAACCATATCAGAATAGACTGCATATGGTCCCATTAAAATTTTCATATCAATTTGTTCAACGAGTTTTTTCATCCACGTTTCAATGGCTTCTGTGCATTGTGGCGGATTCTTGAGCTCAGCTCTCACAATCAAATGCTTATGTTCTAGTACCTTACCCACCTCATAAATTCTCCTGTTCGGGGTTGAAAAGCAAAGCCTTTACATGGCTTGTTTGAATTTTACACGATACCCAACTGTTATAGTATTGAGGATCTAAGATAGCATCTACATCAAATATGTATTTTGTTTCGAAGTAATTACATTCTCCGCGACCCTTACAGAGTCTTAAAATCGTTCTACGAAAGTTATCTTTTCCGTAGTGATCAATGTCTTCTTTGAGGGAAGTTGAAGAACCGTAGTAGTCTCGCCAATCGGACTCTACGCGAATCTTCTTTCGTTTACCTTTGACAGTTTTGTATCCAGCTTTTGTTAGATACTTACGACCGATATATTTCCTGCCGTTTACCAAGTTTTCAATCAAATATATGAAACCATAATAATCTTCGACTTCAGTAAATTCTTTGTCTTCGTATAACCAATTCATAGATCACATTCCATCAGGAGAAAGATCTATTTATTCTTCATATTCTTCGTCAAATGGATCTTCAAGGTTAAGTTCTGCAGAACAATACGGGCAATATTCAGGCAGAGCGGTATTTTCTGTGATGATTTTAAATTCCTCATCACATGAGGGGCAAGTTATCCAATCCATTATAGCGTAAATCCTTTAAACGTGTTTTCATCAACATCTTTTTTCACTCCGCCAATCACATAGCTAGTAATTTCTGTTTCTTGAGGTGCAACCTGCACATCAGAACCTGAAATCCACTTCTGTGTCCACGGCAAAGGATTCGCTCCAGGTTTACCATTCAGTCCGATAGCGCCCATTCGTTTAGCCGCGATATGATCGACATAATTACAAAGAAGCTCTTCATTGAGACCAATCATGGAACCGTTCTGGAAAAGGTAAGATGCCCAACTTTTCTCTTGGTCGACCACACGATAAAACATGCCGATACACTCATCTCGTGTCTCTTCTTGTATGCGAGCAAAGTCTGGATCCTCTTTCGGTAGAATTTTGAGGAGCTGTTGTGTCGAGGCAAGGTGAACGTTCTCGTCCCGCGCGATGAGCTTGATGATCTTGGCGTTACCCTCCATCTTCTTAACTTCGGCGAAAGCCCAGCTACACGCAAACGAGACATAGAACCTTACTCCTTCAAGAGCATTCACAGCATTCAAACACAACCATAAGGCTTTCTTATGGTCGTAGTGCGCGTTACCGCCATTCCATCTGACATTAAAACTAATTAAGTTATCATAGTATTTGCTAATATCATAAGCGCAGTCAGCTATTTCTTGGATGTCGAGCATCTCGTCAAATACCCTTGACGGATCTGAATAAACGTTTCGAATGATATGAGTGTAGGATCGACTATGAATCGTTTCGGAAAATGTCCATGTTTGGATCCAGGTTTCGAGTTCGGGGAGCGAACAAATCGGTAGAAACGCCAAGCTAGGCGCACGTCCTTGTACAGAGTCAAGAAGAATCTGTCTTTTGAGATTGCTTGTGAAGATGTGCTTTTCATGGTCGGTTAACCCTTTAAAGTCTTTGCCGTCTCTCGACAGATCTACTTCTTCTGGACGCCAAAAAAATCCGAGTTGTTTATCTGTCAACTTCTCGAATATATTATAACGTTGCTTATCATATCGGGCGATATTTACTGGTTTTCCGAAGAAACAAGTCTGTTCTGTAGCATCAAACATTTCGTTTGAAAAAACGGTCATTCAACTCTCCAAGTATTGGTGTTTAGTTTGATATCTTTCGGCCAATCGCCTTCAGTATATGATTTATCATGAAATCGAAGTTCATTCGTAGGCATAATAGTCAGTCTGCCGTTATCTAATTCAATAAACATAAACTCTTTTGATTGTGATGGATGTTGTGAATATCCATCATTCATTGGAACCACTGTAAAAAGATAACGACCAAAAAGACCGTTCCTTCGAATCTCTGCTTGCTGACTGTGTAGATAACTATATATTAACACAGAAAACTGATCGCCGTAGCAATCCCATATCTGTGTATCTTCAAGCTGCCAAGTTTTCTCTGGATTTGGAGAGAAAGCTAAAGCATGAGGAGGAACTCCACGCCAAACTGCTCCACATTCCAGCATGACATGACATCCCCAAGAATGTCCAGCTTTGGCATGCAATGCAAACCATACACATGGTTCGAACGTATAAGGTTTGGCATCTTTACGAATGAACGAAGAATCTACCCAACAATAGATATGATGCGGAAGATTTCCTGATCCCGTATATAACACTACCAATCCTTCGCTTCGAGCCACTCAATTTGGTTTTGAGGAACCGTTCGTATTTCAATTTCACCTGTTTTGGTGTCTTCAATCGTGAGTTTCACCGCAGTCGAATTTGGGCTTGTTTCATGTTCATGAACAAACCAAATTTTGCCAAGATCATCCCACATGTCATTATCTATTTTAATATATTGCATTATCTTCCTTGCCCACGATACGCTTTGAAATTTCTTTTCTTATGCTTGTTCATTGACGAAAATTTAGGACGACGTGTGTCCTGAGATGTTCCTGTTACGATTGAAACGTGGCGTGTGGCTGCTGCCGATGGTGCTTTTGCCATGTAATACTCCTGTTAGATTTTACAAGAGTCACAATCCTCATCATCTAGTTGCCCTTGTGCGAGTGGTTTGAGTTCATCAATTTCACCAGCACCGTCAAAGGTGTTGAAGTAGTAAAGTGTTTTACCACCGTACTTGTAGTGCATCAAAATATGTTTGATCATCTCAGACATCGGAATCTTTTCATCCTCATAGTGACGAGGATTATAAGAAGTATTGACTGAAATTGCTTGATCGATAAATTTTTGTAGGACTGCCATAATCTTCAGATAACCTTCTGGAGACTTTTGATCCCATAGTAACTCATATTTATTCTTTAACCTTTTTAACTCAGGAACAACTTGCTTGAGTACGCCGTCTTTCGATTGCTTGATCGAAATGAGTGCACGAGGTGGTTCGATACCATTGGTCGAGTTGGAGATCTGTGCAGACGTCTCAGCTGGCATGAGAGCCATGAGAGTCGAGTTACGAATACCAGATGATAATGCCCGACTTGCAAGTATACTCCATGGCATCTTATAGTTTGGCTCTACAAGTTCATCAACTTCTTTCTTATATGTATCGATTGGCATAGTACCATACGCATATTTCGTCTGATGATCAAGAGGACATGAGCCTACTTCTTCAGCCAAGTCGACCGAGGCTTTAATAAGATAATAACTCCATGCTTCAGCATACTCGTGAACCAGATCAAGGTTTGGATCAGAATAATTAGTGTCGTTACGAGCCAACCAATAAGCAAAATTGATGATACCAATACCCAAAGGACGACGATTCCGAGTACCAACAGCAGCGGCTCGAACAGGATAGTCCTGATAATCCAGTAAGGCATCAAGAGCGCGTACTGCAAGGGTGCATGGCTTTTCGAAATCTGCTGGCTTTTTAATCTTTCCCCAATTGATCGCTGCAAGCGTGCAAAGGCTGATTTCGCCTGACTCATCGTGAATATCCTTTAACGGTGTAGTTGGTAATGTAATCTCACAACAAAGATTGCTCATCTTAATTGGTGCTGCTTCAGTAAACGAACCATGCTCGTTGGCATGGTCTACATTCATCAAATAGATTCGTCCGGTATCTTTTCGTTCTGTGACGAAGATTGAGAAGAGATCAATCGCAGGAATGGTTTTCTTTCTAACCTTACTACGTTCGTACTTTTCATAGAGTTCTCTAAAGTCGTCAACGCTTTTATAAAAGGCTTCATAGAGGTCCGGGACATCACTAGGTGAGAAGAGGGTGATATTACCTCCAGATAAAAGTCTTTCATACATTACCTTGTTAAATTGCACACCATAATCAAGATGACGAATGCGGTTATCTTCTGTGCCCTTGTTATTCTTTAGGACAAGAATATCCTCCACTTCGTAATGCCAAAGGGGGTAATAGAGAGTCGCTGCTCCACCGCGGACACCACCTTGGCTACAAGATTTAACAGCCGACTGGAAATGTTTATAAAAAGGAATAACACCAGTGTGACTAGCATCACCGTTGCGTATAGGAGATCCAACAGCCCTAATAGAACCGCCGCCAATACCAATTCCGGCTTTTTGTGAAACGTACTTAACAATCGCAGAAGCTGTTGCATTTATGGAATCCAGTGAGTCATCAGTTTCGATAAGTACGCACGAACTAAACTGCCGTTGAGGTGAGCGCACGCCTGCCATAATAGGAGTAGGAAGACTAATGTCAAATTTACTAATAGCATCATAAAGGTCCTTTACCCATTTCATTCTATCTATTTTATAATTTTGGAAGAGAGTCATGGCAATCAACATGAATGCCATTTGAGGTGTTTCGTAGAACTTATTCGTCACACGATTACGAATCAAATACTTACCACGAAATTGTTCCATGGCAGCATAGGTTAAAAGATTATCACGGTCATGATCGATGTATTTGTTAAGTTCTATCCACTCGTCTGGGCTATATGCGTCATAGATTCCCCAGTCATAGTAACCTGCAGTCGCAACTTCGAAATAATGTGTAAGTAGAGAGATTGGCTCATATTGTCCATAGACTTGCTTACGAAGATTATAGTTAATGAGACGACCAGCAACATACTGATAGTTAGGTTCATCTTCTGTGATAAGTTCTGCAGCAGCTTTAATCAAAGTTTCTTGAATATCAGAAGACTTAATCTTATCGTAAAATTGAATATGTGTTTTGATTTCAAGATCTGAAACAGAAACTCCGCTTAAACCTTCACAAGCATACAATGCAACCTTATGGAATTTATTAATATCGAGTGGTTCGCGAGTTCCATCACGTTTCGTTACTGTTATCATCTGATCTCTTTCTTAAACCAATCTTGCCGTCATCATATACGGTCCATACTAATTCTGTATCGATATCCCAACCCATTTCTTCCATGAGTTCATCTGATAGATCTATGTATAACTCACCATCTTCAGTTTCCTTGACTACGGTACTATATTTCATGGCAACATCTCTATTCGATAAGGTGCTTCGTCTTTCCACCATGGATCTTCAATAAGACCTTCTACAACCTCGAGAGCTTCTTCTTCAGACTCAACATCTGCAACGACGATATCATTTTTATTATATACTAACCAATTGATCACGGAAGTTTCCTTTCAAATTCTGCCTGTGCAGCCATACTCTCCAAAGCAGCCTTCACATCAGGAAAGTGCTGACAAATTATTTCCCAACATTGTTCAGCAACAATACGATGTTCTTTCTGAGTCGCACGATCCATACGCAACTGACAGTAATGAACCCATGAACGGAGCGAACCAGCCATCAGTATCGTCGATTCTGTCAATCCTTCTGGAAGTAATGCCCGAGCCTGTTCTTTTGCAATGCCAAGTTTGATTGCAGCATTATAATCTTTCTTTGCGTGATAGATCATACGACGTTGAATGTGTTCCCACTCGGTTTCTACAAACTTATCATCTACTTCAATTGAGTTCTGTCGATTCTTGGCGTCTTGTAGTCGTGCTTCTCGAGTGCCGAGTCCAAGTTCTTGAGTCGGGTCTGCATATCTCTGTGAAAATTCTTGGAAGGAAAAGGATCGATGGCGAAGTATTTGCCGAGCGATGTCACGAGTTGTTTTAATTTCCATTGATACATGTACCATCTCCAGTGGTGACCAGTGTTGGTTCTTGATCAGATATTGAACCAACTTTGGTGCTGTTGCTGTGTTATTTTGATTCGAGGGATTCGATACTCTTGCTGTCCATGCCACAAGTTCATTTGCAGTATTACATTCTGTATAGGCACTCGGTTTCGTCAATCCAATTAAATTCACTTCACTCATTTTTTACCCTTTATATGTGCTTCACAATACCGCTGGCCATTCGTGGCTTTATCACCAAGAAGAGTGACTTTCCATAGTTCGCCACTCGCAGTCTTCATTTCATATTCATCTATCTTTGTAATCGGCTTACTCATTATTAATCCTTATGATTACACATTTCATCACTTACTCTTGTCTTAAATACGTTTGGAAATAAACCATGAATAAACAATATTGCTCCCCAGCGCCACGATCTAAACATGTGCTTAAAATAACTTATGTTATTATCACTCAGATGAGACATCGAACGTTTTCACCTTTTGGAACTGTGGAAGATTTATATATCCATTCGCCTTCAGGTCATTGACTCGGCCGAGAGCATCGTAGTACTCAACGTACTGACCATCGTTATACCACCAGAAGTAATCCCACGGAGCCCAAAGACGAGGAGCACGTTGATACTCTACCAACCATTGCTTACCAACTCGAAAGATTCGAAGCTTCTTGATTACGATCTTCTCGTACTCGATTCCGTATTCGTTGTCAACTAGTTCGGTCATTAATTAGCTCCGTTCCCTATGAGGTCTAGAAGCCGCGGATCGTAGTATACAGATCTGGGATCTCCTCGATTAAGTTTGTCTCTACTGATCACATTACAGTACTTCTCACAATAGCCTTTACCCTTGATGTTGTCAATCAGCTTCTCAGTCATAAGCACCTGATCTTCATTGTAAACTACCCACTGCAATGTCTCTGATGGAGCCTCAGGCAGTCTCTTCACAATATTTTCAACTAATTCAGTCATTTGCTTTCCTTAACGGTCTTTTCGCCATAATGCGAAATGCAACTTTGCAGTTGGTCCGGAGTAATTACATTCATCTAAAACATCCTTAATATATTCTGATTTCATACCAGATAAGATCATATCATTGACATCTTTATATTGGATGTCAGATGGCCATATGACTACACGATAACCAGCGTCAATCGCCTTTTGCATTCTTTTGATTGTATCTGAATGTCTTGGCTCATTATCAAATACTACCACAATTTTCTCTTTAAGTAAACCGGTTTGTTCGATTTGTGCAGAAAGATCTCCACCTGCGGCCGCCATGGCGTTCGGTAAGAACATCGAATCGATCGGTCCCTCTAGTAGATATATATCTTTGGAATCATCGATCGTATCAAGTCCAAATACTTTTGGTTTGGTTTCATCGAGCATGATAGTGATATATCGAACACCATCTTTTCGAAACGATCTGCCTTGAAAACCGAAGAGATTTTTTTCTTTATCGAGGAATGGAATGATCAGTCGAGGCTCATCTTTCTCTCCTACCTTGATCTTATCAGGAATCATACTATTCACCCACGCGCCAAACTTTGGAGCATAGAATAACTTATAATGTAAATTGGATGGAATCTGTCGACTGTCAATGTATTTTTTGACAGGATGGTCAGGATCTAACTGACTGACTTTCTTCAATTTCGAAAGTGTAGTGGTCTTGACAAAGACAGGAGGTTTCATCTTCTCTGCAAAAGTCTCGACATCTTTCTGATTACCAGATTCTTTGATCTGTTCCTTGACATATTCAAGGTAAAGAGTAGGATCGATCTCTTTCATAAAATACTTAAACTGCATGCTCGCGCTACAGTTATGACAATAAAATCGAATCTTGCCACTTTTTTCAAGAAGGTGCCCACGAGTTTTACGTCGATCCTTTTGAGAGTCGCCGCAGATCGGGCAACGGAACCTATAGACGTAACTATTCACTCTCTGAAATCTCTCGAGGCGACCTGAGAGAAGGCTAATGTATTTGTGTTCTATCCAAAGCATAACAACTCCAATCTGTTAGCTTCATTATACACAGATTGTGATTATTGTACATGTTTATTTTAGCTAAATCAGCTTATATTGAATATAGATGCCCATGGAACGAGAGTTATAATACCACCTACGATAGCAGATCCGCCGATGACTGCCCACATCCATTTTTCCATAGTAGTGATTCGATCACTTAGAGTATTATGCTGAATAGTCGACTCTGCTCTCATCTCTTTGATTTCTTTCATGAGCTCGTCGTACTGATCGTCGATATTATCTTTGAGCTCACGTTCACCAGAAGAGATGCGTTCATGTAATAATTGGACTTTATCGTCTGTTTCCACTCTGCGTGCTTCCACTAAATCTGATAGTTGTTTACTTATGATTTCCTGGGAAGTCAACTTGGTTTCGTGCACAGCAAGAAGATTCGATACGCTACTTGAAATGTCAGTTAGCTTATCAATAGTTGTATCCAAACGGCCAACAAGCGTATTGACGACTGCCATATCTCTACTGAGATACGACACATCTTCAGATAGCTTGTTGACCGATGGAGTTGCCATTATTCTGTAGGTTCTGTGCTAGCTTTGAGTGCAAGAGCTGCACCACCGGCAGCGAGTACTGCACCTAATCCTACACCCCATGTTGATGCATCAAATTCTGCACCACGATAGATGTCGTAGATCGACAGACCAAAGAAAAGCATTACGCCTTTGGCCCATAGAATTCTACCAAGATCAAGCGTCTTATTATCTTTTCCAGTAAATGTCTGGAAAATCAGATCTTTTATTTTTTTAAACATTTCTTCGACTCCGTTAGGTTAACGAAATCATAATTTAGAAAGGACCGAAATCCTCGTCGCTATCTTTATATTTATCGATAGCAGCCATCATCTTAATTTCATTTTCGGTTTCAATTGTTTCAGCTTGTGCGTTGATGACATGTGCTTCTGCGAGTGCTTTATGATCTGTCTTACCAAGCTCTTGTGTCTTGATATTCGGATCAAACTCTGTGACCTTCATACCCATCATCGTAGCGAAAGCGCCAACAAAGGCACCAACGATGGTCGAGAATGCAGGACCAATAATCTTAAAAATCTCGTTGTTATCAATCAGTTCGTTTGGCATAAACATGCCAACCAAGAAGATCGCAACAACTGCCAACATGATAGCGCCAAGTACTGTAGCAGCCATCTTCATAATGGTTAGTTGGATCTTGCCTTTTTCTAGCTCGAGTTGCTCGAAGCTAGTGATAGGTGGCGACGAGAAAAATGACATTAAGCTCATTTCTTTTTTCTGCCTTTGCGTTCTTTGCCTTTTGCTGCAGCCACTACATCTCCAGCTTGATTAGCTACTTCTTTCGCAGCAACAATAACATCGGTTACTTCTTCTTTTACACGATTTACACGAGTTTTAACATCTGTTACTACTTCGTTAATCTTCTCATTAGCTTCTTTGATATTCTTCTCGACAACTGCTTTAGCAACTGCAAGATCTTCTGCTGTGACTTTACCATCTTTATTGAGATCTGCAAATCCAAACCAATTTTTAATTTTTTCCCACATAGTATGTCTCCACTTATTTTCTGTTTGATGTTGATGCGAGCTTTCTTGCAACGCTTGCAGGAAGCCCGTCTTTTGAAAGATTAAGAAGTCCAAGCGCAGCGATCAACAAGAGTAGACCACGCGTATCATCTTTATTACCACTGCTCGCTCTATTTAAAGAGTTGGCAATGATCGTAATGACGCTGTCATTCGAATCGTCTTCTACTGGAGCGTCTTTAAACTTCTTCATTTCTTTTTATTCTCTTTTGCCATGGCATCAACGGCCATTTTATTCTCACTTATCCAGCGTTGGAGTTCGACGAGCTGGACCGAGTTGGATTGGCAGATGGCGTAGTTTCTGATGATTCCGATGAGGGCATCAGTGTCTTTAACTGCTGAGGGGGACGCATCAGAACTTCTGGCGGCGTTGGCATCACCGGCACTGGCACTAATGTCGTGCGTGAACACCCAGCCGTTAGACATAACAGACTGACTAGGAACAGAGTTTTTAGCGGCATCAAGGTATACATATTCTTTCTCTCTAATTGTATTTGTGCGATCAACATATTCAGTGACTACCTGAGTAGAAATTGCAGAATTCTTCCTCTCCAATTCCGCGACTTGTTCGCTTGCTTTGGCAGCAAACTTTGCCAATTCAGCTTCAGCATAAGCAGATCCTTTCATATAACCAAAAATGAATACACCAACCAGAGCCGCGCCAATGGCAAGCAGTTTATATGGAAGTGGTATCATACCCAACATATTATTTCTTCATAAATCGATTGAAAGACATAACGTTTTTCTTTTTCTTCTTCACACCAGGTTCGCCGTCCGGGCCTACACCGATACCAGCAATATTTCCAGCGCCCGCTGAATTCACTGCAACTTCTTCTGGTAAACCTTTTTTACGGCGCGCCGCAGCAGTGAAGTGATCTGGTGTTCCAGTATCCGGATCCATTTTTAGATTGGCGCCAGCTTTCATCGCTTTCGCCTGATTCTTTTTAGCCATGTCTACGGCTTCGCTCATCTCGGTTGCCATATAGTCAGCAGCCGTCTGCATGTAATCATAAGCGAGCGTAATCTTTGATTGAACCCATTCAGGAAGATCTGTGCTTGGCTCGAGCATATCATGAAGTTGTTCTGCATGATTCATGATACCTTTCAGCTGAGACATTACCATCTCGCCTTCGTATCCGTATTCTCTTGAATCTTTAGCCATTAAATCTTCCTTAATTTCTGTACTATTTTTTCATCCATCGCAATATCGTCTGTCAGAAGTGTTTTATTATCTACGCCTATATTCGATATCTTTTCAGGAAGTCTTCCCAGTAAAACAATGAATGGCTTCAACATATGATGATAGCCATCTAACTTAAAGAACAGTAATCGTGTAGCTTCGTTACCGAATACATTATATAGAACAACGAGATGATTGACGATTAATCTATCTTTCAATTCTCCAGATTCTTCATATCGATTGAGTAGTCTTTTAATATATTTGAATCGAGCTAAATCTTCGTAGAATTCAAGATCCTCAAAACATTGTGGATTATCATAACATTTAGCAGCATATATCAAGAAATTCGAATCATCAAGTTTTTCAATCATTAGGCATTTCTTACTTTCACATCCCCTGCCGCAGTATAGTATAGTTGACCGAGTGCAACACCGCCTGTATTGGCGGCGGTGTTATTAGCAAAGGGTCCTTGTACAATAGCTTTACGAAGTGTGGATAATGTAGCAGACACTGTCGTATTAGCGGAGATATCCTCTACAATGAAGATGTCTCCGCTAGCAATCGACGTGTTGGCAATGCCAATCGAAGTAAGCTCAGTTATTTTCTTGGCACGATCACTCATATATTATCCTTATGCGTCTGGCAAGATTGCGTCGTCAGATGCGTCGGTAGATAAGTTTCCACCCATTGCAACGAGCGTTTCGTACTGAACACGACCTGCACGACCACCACTACCAACTGTACGGAGTACCCAACCAGTGTGAGCAGCGCCCTTGGTGTAACCACGTTCTGTCAGCACAGCAACTGCAGTAGCTGTTTCGCCTCTCAGAGAGTGGCCTGTTTCTGTCAATCCCTTTGTTAGGTCGATAGTGTCACCATTTGGAGCAGTCGCAAGAGTCACAGCTGTCGAGTTTGACGTCTTAATGAAGAACGTACCACCTGATGTTAGGTTTGTTAGCGCGGTATTACCTGTTGCAACAGTGTATGTTACTTTGTCACCTGCCAGGAAGAAGCTGTTTGCAGTTGTGATTGCAATAGCGTCTGTCGCATTCGTAACAGCAGCGTTAGCATTAAAGCTTTGCGCTGCTGGAGCAGCAATAGTCACC